TCCACAGACCACTCAAATCCTTCTGGATTTACCCAATTTATATCCTTGTCATTCGGAATTAACCCCATGTTACCAAGGGCAACAAAATCCTTTCGCCATATCGACCGAAGAGCCCGGCCAAACAGCTCGTTAATACCCTTATCATCCAGGGTTTTCGGATCTGCCTTTACGTTCATGCGCAATTCCGCAACTGTTTTCTCAAACATAGCGGTTTGATTCAGCGCCAATGTCCGAGAGTCCATCAGTTCCTTGGCAATTGCCTCGATAAGCATTTGAGACTTCTCCACATAAAGCGCATGCGCTTCAGAGTTTGCGATCCCGGTTTCGGTTTGTAACCTAAGTTCCGCTACCATCGCGTTAATTTGTTCAATTGTTGTTGGCATTTTATCTCCACAAATTATCCAAACTTCCCTGGTTTTGGGTTGCCACATCCGCGCCAGTGGTTTTCTGACTATTCGATTTCGCTACCTGAGCCCCAAACAGGGCCTCCAGGCTATCGATCCTTTTCTCAAATATATCTAACGTCTCCTTGGTTTGGGAAACGATTACACTTTCCTGTACTAACGCATTCGGATTGGCCGGTACCGTTACAACACTAACCTCCATGAGTTCGGCCAGTGTAATAACAGCGTCTGCCGGTTCGTCCGGGTCGTCCTTAGTCCATTCGATGCGCTTTAAAATAAAGCCAACACTACAGGCGGACAAAAACCCACCCCTTACCAACATTTCAACACTATACCCGGAGGGTCCTTTCCCGGTATGTGGCATTTCCTTTGGTGTAAATTTGAAATATCCATAAAGGCCAGTTGGTGTCTTATCCAGTTTTACGACCCTACCAATAGGGAGGTAATCATGTCTATGACTCCATAGGATTACCGGGTTTTTAAGGAACCGTTCCAACTGCCAGGCGTTCGGGTCAATTTTCTCCATGTAACTGTCAAGGGTGGCGTCACTCATTAACCAGCGCGTAGTATCCGCCACGGTTTCAAGCGTTGCGTCCTTTTTTACCGGAACTACACCACCCACCGTGTAGAGCTTTATCAGACCTTTGGCGTCACCCTTTTCGTCAATTAACCCCTTCGTGCGGAGTCCAGTGTAAAGTTCTTTACCGGTACCAACCGGCTGAAAGCCTTTATCTGTTTTGGTGTAAAACATTTTCATCCCCCCATTTCGCTTGATGATATAATTCCTCCACATGGCCCATTCCACGCTTCTGACATATCTTTCCAAATATTATTTTGTAGCTCAGCAGAATAGCCATCAATAAGGTGTTGTTGGAAATCCTCTTTTTTGTCTGGGTTGCTATATAGATCAATAAGGTCATAGGATATGGGTTTGCCATCTCTCTATCCATATTTATTTGGATTTCGCTTGAATAGGCATCAAGGAGGAATTTTTTAAGCGCAACCTCCACTTCTCCCGGATCTTTGGTCCATTCGATGCGTTCTAACAACCCTTTATCAAAACTCAATGCAAGTATGAATCTCTTTACCATTATTAAACCCCTTCCTCCAGTGATGTAACGTCCGGCCTTGGGAAGGTAGAGCAGTGGCAATTTATTACCTGTTCTGCAGTCCCGTCAGGATCGTATGGCCTCTTAAGGTTCGCCGGTTGGAATAAATCCCCTAACATCACGACAACCCCATCGGTAGCGCGGTGGTCGGGCCTTTCATTTTCAACATAACCGTGGCCCCATTCGTGATAACCAACTCCTGAGTATTCCATCGTGAAGGCCCTGGCATCGTTCGCGGCGGCGTTTAACTCGGTCCGTGCTATAGTTTCGGACCTCCACTGGGTCATACCCTTGTAGTAGTCCCTTATTTTGTCAGCAGCATCGTTGGTTGTAAGTCCTTCAGATAACACCTCTTCGAGTATGTCGCGGATTTTATCCCTGTCAGTTTCGACAATACGGGTAATCAGCTTGGCCCTGTTCTGTACCTCTTCCAAAATACGGGGATTGATGATGTCCCAGTTTATCTTTACGCCAAAAGGTTCAAGCAGCCCCCCCATTGTTTCGGCGCCGTATTCAGACGCATCCAATAAGTAGTCTCCACTCAGTTCTGATAAAATCCGCCCTTCCTCCTCCCAGTCAAGATAAATAATGGAATCTATACCTTTTTGGGCTTGACCGGAAAGCATCGATATGATTCCATCAACTGTTATCGATTTAAGCTTTGCTTCTATTTCAGTTACCGACATAGAATCTTTTTTAATGCTGTTTTCAATATTCCCAAATAGCAGGTCAAGGATTTTCTTTCTTTGCTCATAGAAGAAATCCTTAATTGCCTTTTGAAATCGCAACTCCCTTTCTATGATACCCTTAAGGTATGCTTCTGTCAATTCCCTTTTTACTTCTGGAGTGTAAGGAGAGGGAGTCGCTTTCGTTGTATAAAGGTGATCTAAACTTTTTCCTTCGGTTGGTTTTGTATAAAGACCTTCCACGTTTACACTGGGAGTTACCGCTTTTGTTGGCGGTGTAGCCGTTGGCACCGTATCGACCGGGATCAAGCCAAATTGTTTATACCAGGTGTTTCCCCAGGGTACCTCTGGATTACCAAGCCTTCTGTTGGCTTCATTTTGGGTCATCAATCCGGCCTGTACCTGCTTGATATATGTTTCAGCCTTTTCAAGTCTTGCCTTGGAGAATTCAGGTAGAGCATCCGTATCAAACTTCGGTTTTTCTAAGCGTTTAAACCTATCGTAGAACTGGGTAAGGAGTAATGAAATAAATCCGTTCATTACTGGGATTATTGTATGTAGCCAAAGACTTTGATATTCCTGGTCTGTGTCGGACCCTGATAGGGGAGTCCCCTCAGCCCCTAAACCAACAACGCGTGGTGGAACACCAAACATGGCCAGGATAGTTTCCCTGTTATTTTTCAACAAATCCATGTATTTCATCAGGTCGGTATTTATTTCTTGAAACTGGCCGCCATTTGGAATAACGGCTATATTCCCTTTGCCGTGGTTCCTTCCATACTTGGCCTTCCATGTCCGCTCTATAACCTTTATTTGTTCAGGACCTAAATCTCTATCAGTTTTTATTAGTCCGGCCGGGATGGCATGGTCTAAAAGGTTTTCTGTGTTTTCTTTTCCAGCGCTATAGGTTTGGAGAAGCTCTTGCGCTAAGGTAAAAAACGGTGATAACCCTCTATATTTATTCGTCCTGTTCCAGGCCCTGAAATGTATAATCTCATCGGGTAAGATTGGGATATCTAATCCATTCTCTGGGTCCCTATAAACCCACTTAATTACCCGGCCGTTGTTGACATATTGGTAAACATACCTTGGGTCAAGTATGTAAAGTTCTTTCGGTAATCCCATTGTGTAGTTTGGGCCAAACCACCAAAACGCTTCGCCTTCTGTCCACCACCAACCGGCCGTTTGCTTCCATAGTTCCAAAAGATTCATGTCTGCATTGACGTATCGAAATAATTCATAAACAGGACCGCTCGTAATCTCTTTCCCATTAATGTAATGTTTGTAATCGACCCTTGTGAATTGAGCTACAAGTTTAGCCACCGCGATATGAGTCCAAGGCATTGAATCGTAAGGGTCCCCTATTTGTACACCACCACCGAAATCCTCCGGGTCATTCGTCCCGATCAAGACTCGGTGTAATTCGGATCCGCCTAAAAGGGTTTTTATTTTAGTGACTAAACTTCTTAGGCTAAGGCCAAGTGTCATAATTACCCCATTACAATAGGTTCATTGCGTATTTCCATCATGATATATCTCACCACATCCGGCGTATGGTCATCTAATTTTAAAGGCTCTTCAGGCTCATTTTTATCTTCTCTCCCAGGGGCCCAACTATACCCTTCCATTTCTCTTTTTGTATTCTTACTGGTTTTGAAAATATATAAGCGAGCCTTCCCGTCTTGTTGGAATACCAGGCTTTCGGCTACCTTTTGTATCCCTCTGCTTACAGCTTTTTGGGCGTTATTTGTGAATATCCCATGAACACGAATCTCTGCATTATCCTGTGGGTCATGATCGGCTACAGTTCGATAGTAAATCCCTGGCTCATTTTTTGACTTAATGATTGCAGCATGATCTTTAATCAGCATATTAGTTTGATAATGCTCATCGTAAATGTAAACCCGGCCGTCATGGTCAACGGCGGCCCAAAGGCAGACAAAGGGATTTGTAAACCCCCAGTCAATCCCGCGGTAGCGCTTCCAGTCCTTCGGAATCTTGAATGGATCAATGAAGTGGGCTTCTCTTAATCCGGGGTAAACCAGCCCAGTTGCAGCAGTCCACTTACCCTCAATATCCCTCTCATATTCAACCCCTGGTGGAGTGGTTCTCTTTATGCCTTCAACGAATTCAGGGCTTAAGAAGGGGTTATCATCAAGGATAAAGTGCCATGATTTAATATGTTCTCTTCCATTGGAAAGTTTTTCCCCGGAACGGTCGATGTATTTTACCTTGATAGGATGCTTCGGATAGCTTGGGTTTGTATCCATGAATATCCGGCAACCATCCCCAGAGCACCGCTTGAAGGCCTCTTCAATTGCCGTATGGTGGCTTAGGGTTGTTTCGTTGCTCAACCACCTATGAGCGGTTAGGCCCCTAATCGATCTATGGGCATTTATGTCATCGGTTCCAAAGCAGTTCACTGTATTGCCGAGGACCCTGAATTCATTATTCCGATTTAGGGATGTGTCAATCCCAAACATTTTTCCAAAGTCATCAAGGACATTGCGCTTAAGGCTTGAAATTGTATACCCGGTCATTATGAAATGTTTGCGTTGATCTTTGAAGTCTGCAATATGCCTGAAGAAAAGAATGTTATTTAGGTGGGTTTTTCCTGAGCGGATAGCCCCTTCCAGTATGGTTATTTTTGGGTCTACCTCATTCCAGTAGGCAATTATTTCTCTTTGCTTAGGACTTAACAGCATCGAAAGCCTCGATAAATTTGTTAAGTACGTTTTCTTCGTCGACCTCAAGCTTGATTGAGTTTTTGTATATCCCCTGTAGTTCTGCAATGAGCGTAATGGTTTGTCTGTACTGTTGGGATAATGCCGAAAATCCCCTTGCATCAAGGGGGGCTGGAGTATCGTCTTTTCTTCCAACTTGGCTCTTGTTGTACTTTTCCACATGTTTGATTTGGCGTTCAATTCTTTGGGCCATAGCTTCAAGGTCGGCGATGGTTTGGTTAAGTTTTTCGTCGACAGATATTTGAAATAGATGTCTCCACCTTGCGACTGCGCGTTTAATGGTCCGATCAGTACAATTAAAATGAATGGCAGCATTGACCTGAGTTTCCCCAGGGTTGGCAATAAGGTATGTAACAATCTCAATCTGCTTTCTTTTTGCGAGTGTGAGCACAAATCAATCTCCATTTTTAATGATATTCGGGACATTTAGGGACCTTTTATAAAAACCAGGGCCAACATCGGAGGTAATGGCCCAGGCATGTTGCTCCGCCCAGGAGCTATCTTTTAATAATAAGCGTTTTTTTGCAGAAAAGCAAGTTTTTTTTTAACTAAAAACGTGTTTTTTTGTTTTTTTCGCTTGACTATAGTGTAACATCTTGTTACACTATAGTCGGAGAATGGCGCTCTAGCTGGAAGATATCGACTCCATAAACGAAAATACGCCAGCGGAAGATGTTTTTGATGGTTTCTAACTTCCATAACAAACAGAAACTGGAAACGAAAGGTACCCTGGCAAGGTTGGCGGCCCGGACTACGGAAGTAGCATCCGCCCCTCCACCACGCGCTTAGGCTACTTAGTAGGTACACCGTTCTAGTCAGGACACTTCCGGGGTGCCGCGGGGCAGGACCGCGGGCGGTGTAAAATCCTGGATTGAGCATTAAGCAGGTTGGGTCTGATCCGTTGGGCTTCCCAAAGGTCCGCTTCAAGTTGCTTACGGGGATATCATGATTGATATTATCCGGTTGGCAATACTGGCCTGGCATAAAATCAAAAGAAACGGAGTACCCATGAATGAGATTCATTTATCCACTGATGAAAATATTATACTTTCTGGAATCGCCAAAAGGGATGCTTTGATCTCAAGAATAAAACGAGATTATTCTCCTCGTAAATTGGGTGATACATTGGGTTTTAGTGAACGCGCATTAGAAACACGTTTCAAGCCCGCTTTGGATAGTCTCATAAAACTTGGGATTATTGAATTGGATGGCGACGGTAGTCTGTTTTTCACAGACCTTGGCCTTGGATTAGTAAACTAAAAGGAGTTGTTATTATGAGCGAACAACCCGAATGGGAAGGAAGGGAAATAGCGGCCCTGACAGGACACACATATGAAAACGTCCGGGCCTTGACTGGGAGGTATAAGAAGGGCATATCATTATACAATGCCAGGCGTTATTATGAAGCCGACCTGGCTTGGTTCGTTCGGAGGAAACTTACGAGCGAAGAAATAAAGTTACTCACACAACTTTCAATCCGACGCCCTTTGATTTACAAGGTAATTGCCGATGGCCTTAAAATTGAGGATTTCAAGTTATTCACTTCCTGGGCCAACAAAAATATGATTAACCTTAAAAAGCACGGCTTAGTAAAACAGGAAGGTGGGCATTTTAGCCTTACAACGAAAGGGGCTCTAATTTCAAATGCTCTGTCAAACACCGTAGTCGATCCGGCTGACCCATCCAGTAGCGCTAAACCACAACTATAGTCAAGAAACCCCTGTAAGGCAGCCATACGTCAAGCCACAGGGGTTTTTTAAGGCACTCAGGCTACGAGACATCATTTCAAACTTGGGTCAAACTCCTTTTTCCCCCAATAATGTAATTTAATTTCCTCAGTACCAAGGCGGAAACCATTTTTCAAAACGTGTCTATATAACCCTTCCGGCGGATTCCACAACCCACGCTTTCCCTTAACCCGGTAAGGATGCCTTAATATCATTGGCTCTTTAATAATCCAGTGATATTTTGATTCTCGATGTGCCCATGGACTCTCCGCTCCCTCTACGCAATTATAAAGGGTTACTTTCCCTATTATCAATCCAGGTCCAGTATTTTCATTTTTATGCAATTTAGCAAAGGAGACACCAAAATCTTTATTGCATTTAGTGTCTAATTCTCCTATGGCTTTTAAAACCTTTTCGGAAACTTTTTTTCTAAAGACTCCGTAATCAATTTGTTCTTGGGCCACGTGTATCCATAGTGGACCCCGAAAACCCTTCCATGGCTTCCAGCTTCGATTCTCTACATCCTTCCCAAGCATGAGCAAAGTTGCCCAGGGATTCCATACGGTCAACACCTTGCCACTGTCAATTAAGTACCTGACACATTCAGGTTTCGTACATTCATTACGCACTTTTCAAACCTCCGCTTTTAAAAGTTTTTCTCTCAAATTACAAATACTCTGTCAAGACCCCGTAGTCGATCCGGCTGACCCATCCGGTGGCTAAGAGCCACACTTGTATGAAAGAAACCCCTGTAAGGCCGCCCTACGGTTCTCCACAACGTTCTCCAGTAGCATATACCGAGGTTTCAATACGCATCTCCCAGACCTCGGATTTACCATCTGGATCTGTGATTTTTATTGTAGCAAATTCCGTGTCTGTCCCGCTATCCCCATAGATATAATTCATCGCCCACTCTCCAGCCGTTTCGAAGTCAACCGCCCGAACTTGCAAAGTTTCGACTTCTTCTGACTCACACGTATACAGCTTTAGCTTTTCCATAGACCCTCCAGTGGACCCATCCCGTACCGTGAAACCACGTCTATTTCTCCAGTGACTTTATTACGCATTTTCAAACCTCCGCTTTTAAAAGTTTTTCTCTCAAAATAATTACTTCAGAAGCCAACCTTTTGATAATTAAGGTTATCATAGACTCTTCCCTCTGTCCCGTTATCTTAGCCCTTTTTTCTACAGTTATTTCCATGTTCTCATCACAGATCATCAATCCATAATCAGGGTAATTGGAAATTACGAATTTCTTTGCTTCCACTTCTATGCATTCTGGAACACAAAAATAATAGCCGTTTACAACAGGTACTTCGCGCGTTTTAATAAAATGATGGTGGTGCCTTTTAAGTATCTGTGTCAATTCCTGTTTCATGTCTGATATGCTACATTTTATCTCGACTTCAATAACTTTAGATTTATCGTATGCCATTATATCAGATATGCTTCTATGGGGCATTGATACCTCCGAAGCAACGGCAGTAAAACCACGCTTGTATCTAAGGTATTTCATTAGGGCCAACTTTATTTGAGCACTATTCCCTAACTTCTGCGCAGCATTCAGGACAATTGACATCCCCAATTTTCCACATATTTCACACTTTCCTTTATCGGGTTTTAATTCTATCCATCCTATCCCTGGATCATAGCCCCTCTTTTGTGAGCATTCAGGGCATTCAAGTTTAGTATAGTCGTGTGGTAGGTAAGAAGGCCAAGGGCTATCATCTTCTATTGGGGCTCCACATGTTTCGCATTCAACGTATGCCGTGAAAACACAATCATAGCATAAAACCCGGCCGTCTGTCTTTTTTTCTAGATGTACACCGTTAGCTTCCCAGTATACATCATATTTTCCACCATAATCATCATGATCCATTTGATCAACTACTACCTTGTTGCATTCATAGCACTTTAGAGGTTCCATCATATCCTCCGTTCATTCTGAATTTAATTCATACTCATCATCCAGGGCATCCCAGCATTCAGGACAAATCAAAGGCCCAGCGTACTCATCCGATAAATAGCCAGCACCGTAGTTATCTTTTTCAATAAGAACCAACTGGTCATCACTCCCCCCACACTCCTCACACTCATACCATCTTTCATCTTTGCAGACTTCACAAAGCCAAAGGCCAGCGTTGGTATGTTTTTCCCATTTCACTTTCACTTGATAGTTGTAAATCCAGACCATATCATACTTACTTAGACCGCCTGTTTTTCCGCACGTTGCACACTTTTGCTTACCCATGGTCACTCCTTTTGATCTTCATTTTCAAAAAGATTACTACAATCCCAAACCCCATTGACAAAGGTAAAAACTTTTTCACAATCCTTGCATATCACTGATGTCCACTCTACTTCTGCGTAGGGATCATTATTGATGGCCATTTCAAGGCGTTCAATTTTACCGCCACACTTGCACTTTTCCGGTGGAGGTTGCCTTGCCTTTTTTTTTAGTGCTCTCGGCGTGTATCTTGAGGATTGCTTGATAAGACCATTCTTACCGAGAATGTTATTACTAAGATCAGATATCGTTTTTACATTCTCTTTCCAAAAGTCCATATCCTCAATAGCCTGAAGGCATTGATCAAGTACTTTCCAACCCTTGGTCTCTATTATTCTCAAAACCCTCTTTTCACATGAATCATCCCAGTCTTGGGGAAAAAGATTTTTAACCCGATTTATCATCTCCAAATTATTAGAAAAAGAAGCGGGCGGCTTTCTCTTCTCTTTCATTGTATTTAATTCTCTTCTCTTCTCTTCTGCCGCCAGACTTCCGCATTGCTTGCGGACCTCATCCGGCGGACTGCCGGCGGACTGCCGGACCTCATCCGGCGGACTGCCGGCGGACTGCCGGACCTCATCCGGCAGACTGCCGGCGGACTGCCGGACCTCATCCGGCGGACTGCCGGCGGACTGCCGGACCTCATCCGGCGGACTGCCGGCGGACTGCCGGACCTCATCCGGCAGACTGACGGGAATTGGTGGTATTTCAGAGGCAGGCTCTCGGTCGTATCGCATATTCTGTTGATTTTTACGAAACCCTGGGAATTCCAAGTATTTTTCACCATTCACCGTATACCATTCTACCAATCCATTTTCAGCCCAGTCCTTGATGATTTCTTCAAATTCATCAACAGTTGGTTCCAGCGTCCTTGGGAACAATATATTTCTCAAATAGGTTGGGTCCCCCTCAATCCTTCCATCTCTGTCAAGGTGTACTACGGCATATATGAAGGCCAAACGTCCTATATGCGTTTTAAGGTTTAATACTTTTTTGTCCTTAACTATTTTTCTCAATATCAACCTTCCGCTTGCCATGGTTCCTCCGAAAACCCAATTAAAAGGTTTTGTTTCTCATAATTCATCCAAAGGCACTCACTTGTCAATCTATGCCCTATATTCCTTTTCGTCTTTTTCATTACCTTATGCCAGCCGTGTAAGAGTTTATCATATAAATGGTTTTGTTCATTACGTCCGCACAGCATAACACTTCCCTTGAATTGAAGTAAAGTTTTTGCTATATCAACGTGTACTGTATGGTCAATCTCATTTAGACCATACAGCTTTTTACGATTACCCCAGTAGGGCGGATCCATAAATAAAAAAGTATCTTTTTTGTCATACTTTTTTACTACCGCCTTCCAGTCAAGACATTCAAGCGCCACGCCCTTTAACCTGTCAGATATTTGTGGAATCATTTCAATTTTATTGAGATATGTCTTTACGACGTTTGCGCTACTCGATTTTTCAAGGTCTGGATGTCCCCTCCACTGTCCAGGTGATTGATCAAGGCTATGCTGGAGGCCCTGCTGGAGAACTACAAGTAACCTCCTCGATTCTTGCAAAGGGGTTTCCCTGTCCTTCTTGCCTTTTAAAACTTTTTTAATATATGCCAAGCACCTGAGATATTCTTTCCGGCTGTAGGGCGTTAATTCCAATAACCTTTTCAATTTATCCGGCTTTTCCCTTACAACAAAAAGATAGTTGACCAATAAATCCGATTTGTCGTTATAGGTCTCGTATTTTTGTCGTTCCTTATTTAACAAAACGGCGCCGGATCCCCCGAACGGTTCCACGTAATGCATTGACTTCCAACTATT